CTTTGTGGCTCGACCAACAAAAACTAATAAAACTCCTGAAGCTAGAGGATCTAAAGTCCCTCCATGTCCAGCTTTATTTACCGATAAAAATTTCTTTATTAAAGTGACTAGTTACCGAAGTAATAGACACCATTTTAACAAGTTCATCTTCATCAGGGATTTTATAATAACGAACACCATCTATATGTTCTCTTTCTAAAGGAGAAAGATTCAAATCAACATGATCAAACATTAAAGTCCCATTTCAATTTTGGCAGTAAGATATTCTTTGACTAATCCAGAACGAACTATATCATCGATACCAAACTCTATTATATCAAAGGATGGCATTTTACGCAAGATGTTCATAAAATCAACGATACCATTACGATCATTCGTCTTAACTAAATCTGACTGAGTAGCATCACCACAGAACATTATCTTTGAGTCTTGTCCAACTCTTGTCATTATACTATCAAGTTCATGGAAGTTTAAATTCTGAAACTCATCCACAATTATAATAGAATGATCAAGAGTAGTACCTCTTAAGAATGAAGTACTCCAAAACTTAATAGTATCCTGTGACTTAAGATTTCCATATAACATTTCAAAGTCTGCATCAGATGGCATTTGAAACATGTACTTTACCATGTGCTTATAAGGAACCTGATATATGTCAGACTTATCCTCATAATCACCAGGAAGAAATCCTATTTCCCTAGTAGCGACTAGTGAACGTACAATATAGATTCTCTCATAAGGAGTGTTATCATCCAAGACATCCTTAAGTGCATTGTATAAAGTAACAAATGTTTTACCTGTACCAGCAGCACCGTATGCAATGAGATGTTTATTTGCTTTATAGGATTCAAATAAAATTCTCTGATTGTCAGTGATTGGTTCTATATCAAGAAGATAACCTGCACTCAGAGGTTTCTTCCTCTTCATTTGTTTCGTCGTCAATCCAACCCCAATAGGTTGTTCTGCTTTCTTTTTTCTTGGCATTAGATTTTTTTAACCGTAGCTCCTGGTTGTCTTGATGCTCTATCAAGTACTTCATTCCATCCAGGTTTAGATTTAATAAGTTTATTTCTCCACTCTCCAACTTCACCTACACCAGGACATGTACTTGGATCTGAAAAATCTCTACTCCAATCTGGATTATCTTCTTTCCATTTATCCCAGTCATGAACACTCATCACAACTTCTTTCGTTTCACCAGTTTCTTTATTTCTAACAGGGTATGTTGCCATAATAATTAAGTAATGTAATTTTATTTAGACCCACTATAAAAGTTTTAATATTTTACTCCAAGGATTAACTAAGAGAGAAATTCTATTACCTTTAAAAGGTTGAACATAATGATATGTTTTTGGTGGAAAAATAACCAATCTATTTTCCTTGGGTGTTATTATATCACATTCCAAGTGCAATTGTCCACCTTCAAGATCTTGAACGACTGGATAATATACCATTGAACACAATGGATAATCATAAGTTCCATTTGCATCAAATAAAAATTCATCTTTATCATAATGCCATCCATCTGTTTGAGAATCACCAAATGGTCTTGTATTATTATGCGTCCAAAATTCGTACCCTATAGAGGATGATAAATCATAATATTTTGATGCTATATCAATCATCTGCAAACAAAAATCTTTAAATTCATGTTCATATTCAAATGAACACCAATCTATACTAAGATTTTCATCTCCAATAATTTGTAAGGTATTCTTCCTAAAGGTATCAAAATTTGAAACAACATCATCAATAATAATTACCACTCCAGAGCCTCAGACACGGAAGGAAACTGTTCAGTAAATACTTTCCTACATGCCTCTGCGATTTCCATGTGCTCTTTCTGAGTACCATGTGCAGAACGTAAATTTATATAATGAATCCAAGAACGACATGAACCAGTCATGTATATTCTAGTAGGAGTACATAGTGGTAATACCATTCTAGCACACTCTTTAGCAACACCATCTTCCAACATCTGATTATACAATGCAGTTGCAGAACTAAACAGAGTATTCATCTGCTTGTTCAATGTCTCTACCATCTTAGGATCCAAATCATCAGTAGAATTCTGACGATTCTTTGTGTCTTGTCTTCTAAGTTCTGGCAAATCAATCTTACCTAATGCAGTACTAGCAGCATACCTTTGAGAGAACTCTTGGAATGTAAAACTCCTATGTCTTAATATCTGTGCAGCAATAGCACGAGTAGTCTCAATCTCTAGTGTCATCGAAGATTGTTCAAAGACACTCCAATGATTATGTTTGATACAGTACTTTAATAGTCCTGCATATTTTTCATTGTCCTGATTAGATGGATTAGATACTCTGGCAACATATGCCATGAGTTGCTCCGCATCAGGAGTAACAGTAACAAGTTTTACGTTCATTCATCATCCTCAAAAACTTCATCGTAGTCTGGTAATACTCCTACCTGTTCCTCGTAATTGGCCCGTTTATATGCATCAACATCTGAATAAACTTCAGACTTTAATGAATCAACAAGTAATTCCAAATTACGGACAATCAATTTTAATTGTTGTCTATCCATAAGAATTTTCATTTTATTTATTATAACATAAAAAAAGGAGGGTCGCAACAACCCTCCCTTTATTCTTATTCAGTTGTAATTAAGCAGCAGTGAGTTCTTTTTCAAACTTAATACCACGGTAGGTCTCTTGAACCTTCTGTGATTTTACTTGCTTGCTGTCGTTGGTGTCATACTGGACACCACGATAAGTGACTTTTGCCATTGGCTTTCTCCAAAGTAGTAGGGATTTTACTCCGTTCCTTTAGTCGGCTTTTGCGTCCCAAAGCATCCATAAGTACTATTCTTTACCATTTGAACCAATTCAGTTCTATATTGAGTTAAAGGGTTTATCTTAGAGATAAGTCCTTTTGCCTCTTCACAAGTTAAAAGAGTAGCTAATAGTATGTCCATGAGATGAACGATCCGTTCCGAGTCGGCTTACTTGCGACCTGAATGTATCAGGTTGAACGATTGTGTTAATAATAACACATGTATACTATATATGCAACCAGTTTTGTATTTTGTGATACAGTTTTACAACTGTCTACCAAATTGATCAGTCAAACCCAGTTTTTTTACTTCTCCTAGATTAGATTTCTCTGCTTTCTTGATCCTTTTATACTCTTTAAGGATTTTATCTATCTCATTCTGAGATACTTTGACATTTAATTTAGTAGCTTGATCTTCAGGATCATTAAATCCAACTCCAGATTCTTTCTTCTTATCCTTCTCTTCTAGGTAATCATTAATACCAAGTTGAATATCTGCTTCAATGATATCATTAATTTGAGCTCTGAGTAACTCATCATTGTCTTTGTTTTTACCCATTAACCTTTCCTCTTCTTACGTTTTGGTGGAGTTGCTCTAGCACCCCATAGATTAGGTCTTACTGTACCATATCCATAATCAATTTTCTGAACTGCATCTTTCCCATAACGATCATAATACATATCAAAAATATTTGCCATCTTCTCAGAACGTGTTACATCAATATAAGAAGTATCTTCATGCTTATACTTAACTATAAAAGCATCAGTAGGCAACTGTCTATCTTGAGATTTTTCTGAAGTGGTTCTTTCTAAAATAATCTCACAAGAATATACTGAAGGATCAAAAGCCTTTTCAGGTTTCTTAAGTTCTTCTGTCACTTTCTTTTCTGTTTCTGTCTTTGTTGTCATACTCTACCTCCCCACTGAACGTCTGGATATGCTGCCTTAACAATATCAAGAGGAATATTATATAAATCAGTCAACTTCTTATCCTTAACATAAACTAACAACTCTGCTTCTTTAGGATGCAATCCTTGAAGTAAATTAATAAACATAACTTCTCTACGCATCCCATTGAGATTTGCATTACCACCCTCAACAAAATTATAAAGGTTTGTCCACTCTCTACGTAAAGATGTTTTATTTCTACCATCTAAATCTTGACCTGTAGCAGACTCCCCACCAGCAGCCTCTCTTGCAATATTATCTGACAGAGTTCCACTAAAGATCTGTTGTTTTTCACCATCACCATAAGGAACATCTCCTTCAGGCAATAGACTCTTTATACAATCATCATAATTCCAAATGAAAATAGATTTAATAGAATCATGCTCATAGTATTGTAATGCTTCTACTTTCTTTGGATTAGTTTTTTGCTTAGAAGTAAGATCTAATACCTCAAATACAAAAGGATTGACAGGTAAAGAATCTATACGTGGAGCACGAGGAGTCCTTTTCTTCGGTGCTGCTTTAGTCTTCCTCGTCGTTGTCTTCGCTGTTGTCATGTGTTTCAATTCTTAGGGCTAAAATTTCATCAGGAACTAACTGTCCATTAGCATCAAACATTTCTGGATGAGTGTATACCACTTGAGGAGTAGTCTCATATGAATGCTGTCTTGCCATCCATCCTATCATACCTCCTACCAATAATGCAAGAGCCGAGACAACTGTTGTAAGTGTCAAGGTTACTACTAATGTTTCTGACATGGCACTCCTCCAGAGAGTTTATTTTTTTCTTATGTCCAAGTAAAAATTAAAGTGAAAAATAATTTCTCTATTCCAGAGAGCAATCAAGTTTCCAAACTTTACTTGAAATGTTTTAGGTTTTTCTGGTTCCTCTGGTTTGTTCCTCCTTCTTAATAGTAACTCAACACCCCTGTTGATCTCAGGTTTGTCATTATTTAGAGACTTTTTTTCTTCTGCCTGGTCTTCTGTCACGTTGATACCTCCATGCATCCTCTAATATACTATACAAATATGCTTTTATCTTTCTTGCTTGAGGTTTAGGTATGTGACCATATGCCTCCCTTAATTGTTTGTGATTGTTATCAGCACCTCCTTCAATGTATTGTTCAAGTTCTAATACTTGATCAGATATTTCAGCAGCAGTAGAACTCTCCACAAAAGAATCTATCTCTGCCTTCCTAGTCTTACGATACTTAAGGTAATCATAAAACTTAAGCTGCATCTTACCTTCAAAAGCATACTCAATAGCATGTTCAATCATGTCATATACATTTTCAAAATCGTCTTTCATTAGACTAAATTGTTTTCTTTTAGATACTGAACTGTTTCTGTACATCCGCCAAGGTTTTCGGTATTTAATACTACCTGCGGAAAGGTAGAACCCTCACCAAACTGTCCATAAAATGATTTCCTATCAAAATGTTCATCTAGTTTATAAACTACGTGATTTAAACCTGC